CACAATACAATTGTTCGCAGATAGAAATTATAAACAAGAAACAAATCAAACCAATTATTACTGTAGATAATAAAATTTAGACATGATATGCAAAGAATTTATGAATAAAGTGGGGGAATATAATGAATAAAGAGATCTGGATGAAAAAAATAAGATATATTAATAATTTAAAGGATGAAGAATTAATCCGTTTAGAAAGTTTTTCTGTAATAGTAAGTTTTATGCTTTCAAAAGAGGCATTCAGAGCTAACGTAGATTTGAAAATTTTTATGGAGGAGTTGGGAATAGAATGTAAACCATACTTGGCTAAAAGTAGAACTGCAATGTTAGCTAAAATGTTAAGAATTGTTGAAAAAGCAGAAAAACAACAATTATTGAAATATATTGCTGTTATCAATCAAAAAATTTCTGACATACCAGGAGAAGAAAAAACACAGACTCAAAATAAAAAGAATAAGAAAAATTATATGAAAGAAGTATTAGAATTGTATGGCAGAAAGGATAAGTGATGGGAGAGTATGCGGATTTAATTTATTAAAAATCTTGCTTAAATCTTGCTTTTTTGAAAAAAGACTTCCTATTTTCAAACAACGTGGTATAATGTAAGCACAACTAAAAAAAAGGAACCGGGCTATCCGACCAAAGACACACCCGGTTCCAAACTGCACCACAAAGGGTACGTGTATTATTATATCACAATACCCTCCCTTTGTGAACCACAAAAGGAGGTTTTTTTATGGCAGATTTTGCGACCGAGTTTATTACAAAGTTGAACGGCAAGCTCACACCGGAGCAGATGAAAGTTGTGCTTAACGAATTGGAGATCTTTTCGGACGATTACAATATTGAAAAGAAGTGCAGGGATATAGCGGTTCCGGATGATCTCTTACCAGCGTGCTATAAGGTCTACATGGTATCGAAAAAGATTGAGGGCATGAGTCCGCAGTCGCTTATAACTTACAAATGTTATCTGGAACAGTTTTTGTACGCCGTTGGCAAGCCAGTTGAGAAAATCACGGCAAACGATATCCGCTTATATTTGTACGGGCTGGTTGGGAAGAACTCGGATCATACCATTGACACTAAGCGCATCGTTATCAATACGTTTCTTGACTGGTGTTGTCGGGAATATTACATTCCGGAGAACCCATGTGCGAAAATCCACGCCATTAAGTACGAGGAGAAGCCGCGAGAGCCACTTGATGGCATCGAGATGGAAATGGTACGGGATGCGTGCGTTGATCTTCGAGAAAGAGCAATGATCGAGCTTTTCTACAGTACCGGATGCCGTGTTTCGGAAATGGCGATCCTCAAAAAAGAAGATATTGATTTCTCCACGAAAGAAGTCAGATTGTTCGGAAAAGGCCGCAAACACCGAGTTTCTTATCTTAACGCCCGCGCAGAATACACTCTGCAGAAGTATTGGACTACCAGAAAAGACGATACAGATGCCGTTTTTTGTACAATACGTAAGCCTTACCATGCTCTGCAAAAGCAAGCTATAGAGCAGGTCATCCACAACATCGGCGTGCGATCCGGCATCGGGAGACCGCTATTTCCTCATCTGATCCGGCACACCACAGCTACAAATGCGATAGACCACGGAATGGACGTGACGGATCTGCAGAAACTCCTCGGTCATACGCGGATCAGTACCACGATGATCTACGCAAAAGTAACGCAGGAAAACGTAAGATACAGCCATCACCGATACGTAGTCTAACAAGCCTACAAAGAGCCGTGAGAAAAAGAGTACAATGTTCCTAAGAATCGAAATTTTGGGAAAAGGAGCATCGACAAATGAGAATTGACAGATCATTAATCAGCAACACGAACACTTACAGTGAGAACGATCCTAAATGTATCGTAGTCCACAACACGGATAACTTCGCCGCCGGAGCAGACGCGCTGGCACACGCACGAGCGCAGTATAACGGCAATTTTCAGAATATGTCCGCCCATTATTACGTGGATGATGGTGACACCGCCTATCAGGCGGCACCGCACATCCGTGGGTGTTGGCACGTCGGGGTTAATTACGGCGGTAATAACCTGTTTGGACGCTACGGCAACCGTAGCAGCATCGGCGTTGAGATGTGCGTGCAGGCGGGATATAATTACGAAAAAGCGTTTCAGAACACGGTAGCGGTCGTCAAAGAGATCATGCGGGAGACTGGTATTCCGGCAAGTCGCGTATACCGCCACTACGATATCTGTAGCAAGCACTGCCCGAGCCAGATCATCGAGAGAGGGGATTGGGAGCGGTTTAAGAGCTTGATCAGTGGTGCGGCATCGGCCGAACAGCCAGAAAGTGGAAAATATGAGCCGGGTATCTACAAGGTTAATACCGACCTTAATATTAGAGAGCAGCCAAACGCAGACAGCCGCATCGTCGGCATGATCACGGATCAGGGTAGCTATACGGTAACAGAAATTCAGAATACAAGCTGGGGACGACTGCTCTCCGGTGCGGGCTGGATCAACTGCCATTCAAAATTCTGCACGTATGGCGGCGCGGCCAAAGAATCAACCTCAAAAGCGATCACAGTCGATGGTGTGTGGGGTCATGAGCTGACCAAACGCTTGCAGGAGATTTTTAAGATTGGAGTAGACGGCGTGATCAGCGATCAGCCGACGAGCAACAAAAAATACTGTGCTGGCATTGCGGCGGCCGAATGGTCTGGCAAACTGTCCGGCGGCTCCGATTTGATCAAAGCCATGCAGAAATGGGCAGGAGTGACCGCAGACGGATATATCGGACCGCAGACCATCCGTGCGCTCCAGGAAAAGCTCGGCACACCGGTAGACGGCGTGATCAGCTACCCGTCAGCGATGGTACGCGCTCTGCAGGAATGGTGCAATCGGCAGTAAAAAAATATAAAAGATATCAAGAGGCGTGGGGATTTTCCCTACGCCTTTTTTTATTGCCATTTTTTAAGGTAAAATTAAAATAAATATATTACGTAAAATGTATTGACATATTGCGCAATATGTGATATATTATAACCATAGAAACGAAATAATAATTGATGAAAGAAATATTTACTCGGAAGATTGGAAGAGGTGATAATAAAATGGTAAAATTAAAAGTTGGTAGAAATATAATTGAACTTGATGAAAAAGATCTAATTTTAGATAACGGAGCTTGTTATCAAATTGTTACTAAAAAAGTTGGAGGATTTGATTGGTATTATCCGATAATGAGTAAAAAATTGTTTCATGATTTAAGAAAACTTGAATTAATTTTCACAAGTGAAGAATTAAAAAAAGATGCTATAAAGAAATATGGTACATCGGTAATAACTTATTGGAAATTTAACATTGAAAGAATGCAAAAACTTGGATATTAAATCGATGTAAAGGCGGTAATTATGAGAGAAACAAAAGAATTTAATCAAATTGAATACATCAACAATTACATAAAGAAGAAATACGATCGGATAAATTTGGTTGTACCGGCGGGAAGCAAACAAGTTATTAAAAGTAGGGCTGCACAAAAAGGAAAAAGTGTCAATCAGTATATAAATGAACTGATCGACAATGACTTAAAAAATAGTAAAGAGAAAAAAGGAGATAAGAAAATGAAAAAATTTGAAATCGTAAAAACAACAGCAGAAATCAGCTGGAAAGAAAGGGATGAAATCAAGGAAGGATGCACGATGTACGATGTGGATCCGGAAAAAATTGCTTCATTCAGAACCAAAGAGGAAGCCGAAAAGGAATTGAAAAAATACAAAACGGATGTTTGCGCATCCGGAAGCCTCTTCACGGTCGAAGAGTTTTCAATCCAGGAAAACGAATATGACGAAGACGGCGAGTGGATCGGAGGCGGATATATTTGGAAGTTTACTCCAATGGAAATTTTCGTGGTCGACAAAGAAACGCGGAAAACAATCGCAAAAGTCGAAACTTACGAAGAGGCGGAGGAGGCCGCAGAAGAGTATGAGGCCGATGCGGGCACCGATATCGTTTTTTACGAATAAAAGATGAAAACTACGAAGTAGGCGATATTTGCAGAAACAGCTTCGACGAAGACGAGATCATCATTGAAAACGCAGAAGTGATCGGAATAGCATAAAAACAGGAGAAAAAAGGAAACAAAAGAATGAAAGTAAAACCGTGTCAAAAATTGACGCGGTTTTTTATTTGACATGGTGGGCACAATATGCTAAGATCTGAATGTGTCATTTTCGTGTCATGGGATCGTTGGAAAATGGCGTATTTGCGGGCAGAATAAGAGGTATGGATACTTGACTTTTAATCAAGTTGTCCGGGGTTCGAATCCCCGATGCTTCACTAATTGAAAAGGCTGGAAACCCTAGTAAAATCAAGGGTTTTCAGCCTTTTTTCGTTGTCGGAATGAAATTATCGGAAAATCAAAGTAAAGTATTGTAGAGGAATGTAGAGGAATGTAAATGTGTCATTTTCGTGTCATATCGTATCACATGGAAAGAGCAGCTTCCACCGCTCCGGCGGTATCCTCTTTTTCCAGCATGATGTGATTATAAATCCTCAAAACCATTGCTTCGTCATCCCCCAGAAGAGACGCAATATTCTTGATCGAGATACGCGGGATCTGGTAGCAGAGCGACGTACAATAGTTGTGGCGGAAAATATGGGCTGTGAGTCCGCAGACGGGCTTTTCAGCGACTCTATTCATTTCCTTTATGATTCTTTCCCACTTCCGGCGGTAAGAGGATTTAGACACCATTTTGCCGTCCTGCATGGAAAACAGAAGTGTTCCCTTGATGCAGAACCGCACGTAGCTTTCCAGCGACGTATAGAGCTGCGGCGGAATTGGAACCTGCCGGAATCCGTTCTTCGATTTCGGTTCTTTGATGCTCGGTTTTCCGGCATCATCGAACTCGATTGATTTATTCACGTTGATGACCTTTTCGGAAAAATCAATATCAAACCGTGTGAGAGCAAGAACTTCTCCACATCGTAGCCCCGTGCAGTATAAGATATCCACAAAAATCCGATCAGATGGGGATAACTCTGCTTTCACCATGGCGTTTTTTTCGTTTTCGGTTAACGGTCGTTTCTCATCCGCCTTGTAGTCGATCGGCTTCATCACGTCCTTGAGATCCTCCAGCAGGTTGGCGGGATATAATCGGTCATGCACCGCGGCCTTCATGATCTGCGAGAATGTAAGCTGTATCTGCTGCTGGATGCGTTTCTTTCCGGCCGCGTCGTTAAGGACTGTCTGGTAGTGGATCGGCAGGACATCGCAGAGCCGCACGCCGTCCATCTGTCGCAGATGCTTTTCAATGATATTCTGGTACATCCTCTTCGTGTTGTTCGTTGCTTCGGCTTTGTAGACTGTCAGCCACCGCCCGGCGTAGTCCAGAAACAGGATGTTTTTATCTCGGACGGCTTCAAGGTTCTTAATTTTGTCGTTGTAGGCTGCCACCTTTGTTTCCAGATCCTTACTGCTTTTCTTCGATCGGATCGTGATGTAGTGCTTTTTTCCATCAACATAACTTCCATCCCACACACGGGCTTGAAAATACCCGTTCTTTTGCTTTGTATATTTCGCCTTTGCCATCTATAGGCTCCTTTCGTTTAGTGGCTGGAAAAGCCACAGAGACGGCGCAAAATGGGCGCAAAAAAGCGGCCGCAAACAGACGGGAAAAAATAGTCGAAAAAAATCGAAAATTTTCCCGTTCCACTTGCGAAGCCGCCGGAAGTGTGATAACATAATCATGTTCATTAGATTATTCCTTCCGGGGAGTAACCTCTTATGAAAGGCCTAACAGATTGCGCCACAGTCTGTTAGGCCATTTTTTATTATCTATACATAATACGGATTCGGTTTTCCGAGAATCGCAAACAGGTCGATAATCCAGCCTATTCCGAAAAGACCCATAGTACAGAGGTACAGGATACCCATTCCGAACTTTCCTTCGTAAAATTTGTGTCCGCATAAAGTAAAAAGACACAGAAAGAAAGCAACCCATTTATTTTTTGGCTTTCCTGTGACGTATACTCTTTGGCTTGCGCTCGCCGCCGCAGCTGCTGATGAAGAAGCAGAAGAGGATGCGCTGCTACTGTTGTTGTTATTAATAATAACGTTCTTCTGATCTGTTTTAAGATCCTCAACCTGCTTTCCACACTTCGGACACACGACACAATCCGCGTCAATAACCTGTCCGCAATGTTTGCAATATTTTGTCTCTGCCATATTGACTCCCCCTATCTGCGCAGAACCGTGATAACCACGCCAAACATAACCCATTCCCTCATCTCGTCCGGGTTGTTGGAATCTATGGTTATGATATCCCCATACCCGTTTATCGGCTCCATTCTGCACGGTTCCGACTGGATAAATTTACGGATGTACGCCCGCCCGTTCTTTTTATTGACCAGGACGCATGTATCACCGTCCCTGGGCGGCCGCTTCGAGATCCCGATGATGTCACCCTTGATATATACGGGATGTAAGTGGTTCGATGTTATCCGGATGCCACAGTGCAGCCGCTCTCCGTATTTCTCGATATATTCCGGGCAATACACATGCTCTTCATGCGCGGAATCCAGAATCATCCCATCTTCCATGTTTCCTGTCAGAAGCAGGACATCCAACATGTTCGCTGGATCTTCTTCTTTGGCTTTCATCTCAAGCTCGAATTCTATTTTGGCGTTTATGTAGGCTTTCTGCCGATCTGTTAATTTGCGGAATTTATTCAGCACTTCAATCTCGATACTGCGTTGCCCGAACATCTCGTATAAGAATCTTCCTGTCAGCTCATAGAGTTTCGGCGCAAGCATGATGCTGAACGTGTCCACGCGGCGGGAAATGATGTTCCGGTAAGAAGATGCCGAAATTCCCAGCTTTTGCGCGAAGTCACATTGAGTATACCCGAGTTTTATGCGCTCTTTTTCCAGATTTTCCGCAAATGTGTCTAACATCTCTTTCTTTGTAGTCACCTTAAATTCCCCCTTTGTATCAAGATTCTGACGAAAATTATCAAGCAAAAGAGCAAGCACACATGAAATTACGTCAACATCTTGTGCGGTATCCGGTGTAATATAAATATAAAGATGTTATACGGAAAATTTTATCATATTTTTAAAAACTGTCAATAAGGAGGGGAGAAAAAAGTTGAAAAATTAGCGATTCTGTATATCGAAATAGGCAGATACGTGGCGCACGGTTGATATTCTTGAACGTATGTTCTATAATCGTGGTATCACTATTTTGATTGAGACTGTCAGGGAGGTACATAATCATGAGAGATGAACAACCGGAAGTTGAAAGTTTCTATAAAAATCAAATTTGTAAGTTGGTGAACGAATGTACCAATTTGCATTGGTTAAAAACCATTTATACGTACGTGAAAAGATTGTTGAGTTAAAAAAAGAAAGTCTAGGGTTTGCGCATTGCCCTAGACTTTCTTTTTTATTCTGTTTCGTTAATCAAATTCAGCAAAGACTCAAGATTTTCCCAACCTTTTTCGTCCAATCGTGCGAGTGCGGTAATCAAACGTTTCTTGAAACTCCCATCATCACACAGCTGAACATCTGCAAACATTTCTGCAAGCTCCATATCTTTTGTTTTCTGAATGTAAGCCTGCCCGGTTCCTTCTTTTAACCATACCATGTTTACGTCAAATGTTCGCGCAATTGCCATCATGACGGCTTCGGACGGTTTTCTAAGCCCTGTTTCGTAATTGGTAATGGTGTTACCTCTTACGCCGATTCTTGCGCCGAAATCTGTTTGGGTTAGATGCTGATCGTCTCTTATCTTTTTGATACGATCTTTGATCTCCGACATCCGTATCACCTCCTTACATGAGTAAGAATAGCATAAAAAACTCACAAAGTCAAGAAAAGTATTGACAAATACTCACGATGTGATATAATGAACTCACAAAGCAACGAAAGGAGGTTGACGGCATGAGTGATCGAGAAAAGACAATCGCGGAGCAGTTAAAAAAAGCGCTGCCGAATATGTCAGAGTTTAACCGCGGCTACATGATGTGCTTGATCGAAACAAATGCGGTTCTTCCAGAATCCGCGCGAAAGACGATCAAAGAAGAAGCCGATAAAGCCCGGTTACAGAAAACATAAGGAGCGGAAAAGAAGTGAATAGAGATGTAGAAGATCCATGCTTCGATGAATCCGGCGAGTACGAATTTGACGAAGACGACCTGCGGCGTATCGAAGCATGGGAGAAAATCGTTAAGTGTACGAGAAGGGCGCACATTGGCTCACTGGTTATGCTTGCGGCATCACTCGTATCACTGGTTGTTCAGATCATCAATCTTTTTTAAGAAGATAACACAAGAAAGGCGTGTGGACATGAAATTATTAAAACGCTTTATTAACTGGTGGCTTTTCACACCGCGAAAAACGTTCAGTGAAAAACACCCAGACTTCCCAATGTACTTTTCAGTAGTGTGCCTATTGCTTGTAATGTGTCGCGAAGAAATGGAATGGTTAGCACATCATATGCTTCAAGCAATGCAATTATTGAAATGGTGGTAGGGATCAAAAAACGCAGATGATCTTTCCTTTTGTATCGAAAATACATTTTTCCAAAATCGGTTGGCTCATAGACGTAATGACCGAATAAAATTCGAGGTACACGATGTATCAGTTCGTACTGGCAGAGAAGAGATATAGATTTTTTACGATAAAAAATCGAACTCTTTAATATTGGCAGGGTTCGGACAATGAATTTTTGATAAAGGGAAAGTTCAAGGTGTGAATAATCTGGTATTTGCATAATTTAGTAGCTCCTTTCAAATGGAGTATAGCACACGAAAGGTGTAAAGACTATGGGAATCTTGAAAACATTACTTTCGTTACCACATCTGGCGGACGATCTGGAAAGTGAAGAGTATGCAAGTGCAAAGCTGTTCGGAAAAATCGCAGATCTGGAAAAGAAAATCGAAAAACTGGAAGCCGGAGAGCCGCGGCCGATCACCAAAGAAGAACTTGAAAAAGTCGCTGCGGCAGATGAACTTTACCGACGCATCCGGCACTGGAACGAGAAATATTACTAAGCAAAAACGCAAACAGGGTCATTGCAATTTGCTTAGTAACGTTATCATAACGTTACGCTAACAGGGACGTAGCGTAACAGTAACGCCCCTAGAATAAGAATAAGAAAGAGAATAAGAAGAAGATATAAAACATATTGAGCATCGCAAGCGCTGCTCGGTAAGCAAAATAGCTTTTTCTTGACCACAGAAAGAAGGTGGAAGCATGAACGAAATGATTATCACGAATGCAGAGTTCGGGAGTATTCGAATCGAGATGCGAAACGGAGAACCGTGGTTCGTTGGCTCCAGTATCGCAAAGGTCTTGAAGTACCAGAACCAGCAGAAAGCCATTCGGGACCACGTAGACGCCGAGGACAAGCTGACCGAACAAATCGTTCTGGCAGGTCAGCGACGGGAAGTGACGCTGATTAACGAATCCGGGCTGTATAGCTTGATTCTCTCGAGCAAGATGGAAGAAGCAAAGAGATTCAAGCACTGGATAACGTCGGAGGTTCTACCGGCGATCCGGAAAACCGGTGGGTATCAGCAGACAGCACCGCAGGGAAAGGAACTTCTGGCTCTGGCAGTCCTCGAAGCGCAGAAAACCATTGAGGAGCAGAACCGAGCCATTGAGCGGATGCGTCCGAAAGAGATTTTCGCGGACGCAGTGAGCGCAAGCAAAACGTCAATTCTGATCGGAGACCTTGCAAAGCTGATTAAGCAGAACGGGGTTGACATCGGCGAGAAGCGGCTCTTCCAGTGGATGCGGGAAAACGGTTATCTGATCCGGAAGGACGGAGCCAGCTACAACATGCCGACGCAGAAGAGCATGGATCTCGGCGTTATGGAGATCAAGGAGTCCACGATCACCCAGCCGAACGGAAATGTTCGGATCAGCCGCACCCCGAAAGTAACGGGGAAAGGGCAGAGATATTTCGTCAACAAAATTTTATCCGCAATGGCATAGCAGAGATGGCGATGCTAAGGAAAAGCGCAGCGGAGAATTGAAATGCGAGGGCAAGGAAAAACGTTGAGTAGAAGGGCTATGGAATAGCGATGCACCGTCATGAGCTGAAAAGCAAAGGAAGAGATACGAAAGACTGGGCAACGAAAAGCCATGGAAAGGCGCAGAGCAGTAGAGCTGAGCGATGGAATGGTACAGCGAGCCAACGAACCGGAATGCTACGGAAAGGAATCGCAGGTCGGAGCAAAGGAATAGCACTGGAAGCCAGGATGAGCAACGGCATAACAAGGCAATTCATAGATGCGAGCGGACAAGCAAAGGAAATGAAGTGCGGCGGATTGATACGCAGGTGCGCAGCGAAGAGGGCAGAGCGCCGAAATCAAAAAATAAAAACGAAAAGGAGAAAGCAACATGCAGGAAATCAAAGTAAGATTAACATTCACCGAGGAAATTCTTGGAACAGCGGCGGCAGATAAGGAGATTCACAAGACCTATATTGCGTCTCTTGCGCCGAACGCGCCGAGCAAGAAGGAAGAGGTCGAAGCAGTAGGCGTGGAAGAGACGATTGAGAAAGCAATGACCGTTTTCCCGAGAAACAAAGAGGGCGTGCCGATCTATTGGGACTACCAGATTAAGGGATTTTTCAAAGATGCGGCCGGAATGCTGCGTAAGGTTCCGAACACGAAAAGCTCGAAAATTAAGGCGTATAAGAAAGAGATTGACGGGCTGATTTTCGTGAAAGAGCGTCAGATCCCGATTCATTTTGACGGAGAGATCGGAAACTGCGAGCGGCCGCTGAGAGGACAGACACCGCAGGGCGAGCGCGTGGCGTTAGCCAACAGCGAGAGCATCCCGGCGGGGGCGTGGATCGAATTTACGGTGCAGTGCTTAACTGATGGATTGGCGGGAGCCGTGACAGAGTGGCTTGATTACGGAATGTTCAGAGGTCTTGGACAGTGGAGAAACTCAGGGAAAGGCCGCTACCTGTGGGACTGGCTGGACGAAAAAGGGAACGTGATAGGAGGAAACAGAAGTGTCCATAAGGACGGAAAATAAAAGCATCTACTGGGCTTGGAAAGCCATGAAACAAAGATGCAAAAATCCAAAATGCAAAGCGTACAAAAATTACGGAGCACGGGGAATAAAAGTTTGTGATGAATGGGAAAAATTTGAGCCGTTTTTAAGTTGGTGTTTAGAGAATGGATATCAAAAGGGCTTAGATTTAGACAGACGTGATAATAACGGAAATTATTCTCCAGATAACTGCAGGTGGATTTCACGAAAAGAAAATCTAAACAATCGAAGAAACACGATTTTCATTGATGTGAACGGAGAAATCCTTCCGGAAACTGTTTGGTCAGAAAAACTCGGAATAGATAGGGCGCTCATCAAGTATTGGATAAAAACAGGAGGAAAATCTTATGCAGAAAAAAGGGCAAAAGAAATTTTAAGGAATGGTTACAAACCGAAAGATTTTGGATATAGCCATAGAAAAGCGATCCAACACGTAGAAACAGGAATCGTTTTTGAATCTGTTAGGAAAGCGGCAAATTATTTTGGAATTGCTCCGTGTACTATTTCCAATGCAATGAGAAGCGGAAGGAAAACAGGAAAAGGTAAATTTGTTTGGGCAGAATCATAGGAGGAACATGGAAGAAACGACATGGGAGCAGGCGGAAGGCTTCGCAGTCAGCGTGATACGAGAAGCCAGAATAAGAGCAAAATTCTGGTTTACGGCGTGGCTGGTAACTTTCGTGGTGCTGATAACGGTTGTGGCGGCCGTGTTGGTGATGTAGTAAGGAGGTTCCCCGGATGGAAGAAATCACGAAAGCAGAAGCAGAAAAAATGATTTTCATGTTTCTGGGACGAGAAGTCCGGATCAAAGAAAAAGAAGAAAGTCGGATATCGTATCCGGCGCGGTATATGCGGAAATCGGAGCTGCTGAAAATGCAGAATCCCCTGTTGGGGGAAACAGTGCTCGAGCGCGCCGAGAAATACGCACCGGCGGGGGTTGTGAGGAAAATCAACCCGATGAAGAAAAACAGCCCGCTTGTGTTCGACACAGTGGAGCTGGAGAAATGGAGGGCGAAGCATTGAAGAAAAAAATTGTAGCAGCAGAAGTGATTCTGTGGGTTACGGCACTCGTGGCCATCAGCAATATCAATTGGGGCGGGTTCTTCTGGTGCTTTTCACTGATGATTCTTGGATTCCTTGCTTTTCTGGCGGTTGACGCGGAGGAGAAGCGAAAGAGAACAGAAGCGGAAAAGGCAAAAAAGAAGAAAGACAGAGTGTTCCAGATGTGGTTGAGAATGTAAAAAATGCCCTCCGGAGAGACGAAGGGCATCCATAAAAAGACAACATCATCATAGCACATGAAAGGAGAAAAGGCAATGGGAATGAAAGGTTTTAAGGGATTCGAGAAAGATTTTTCCTGCGGAGGGAAACAGTGCGAGGAAAACACGACATATGAGGAGTACGGTGAGGGATGCTGCTATAAAGGCGTTATGCATTTCTACGAGGACCCGTGGGAGGTTCTGAACCATTACGACCTCGTGGATGGCAACGGAAATTTGTCTGAATTTGCGGAAGTGGAAGCATTGGGTCAGGTATGGAATGACGGAGAAAAGCGGGCAACAAATAAAATTCACGTCGGCGCAAAACTCGGACTTAAAGGGTTCTTGAAAGCGTGCATTGATTTTACACTTGAAAAAACGAATGGAACGAATCTGTCCGGTAACTCCGCGCAGATCGGCTCGTCCGGTTACTCCGCGCAGATCGGCTCGTCCGGTAACTACGCGCAGATCGGCTCGTCCGGTGACTCCGCGCAGATCGGCTCGTCCGGTAACTACGCGCAGATCGGCTCGTCCAGTAACTACGCGCAGATCGGCTCGTCCGGTGACTCCGCGCAGATCGGCTCGTCCGGTTA